TGCCCGCCGCATTGGCCAGGCCAGATAGGCCCAGCGTGCCGGTGATGGCCTGCGACACCGGGCTGACGATGGCCGACACCACGGGCCGCAGCACCATGGTCTTGAACATGTTGACTACGGTGTCGCGCAGGTTGCGGGCAAAGCCCTTGCCGCTTTCAAAGCCGCGCAGCAGTGCGTCGGTCAGTGTGTCGTTGATCTGCTCGGCCGTCTTCTTCCAATCCTCGGCCGCCTTCTTGGCCTCGTCAGCCGAAGCCTTGCGCCGGTCGCGCTGGCCGATCTGGTCGATCAGCTGCTGGCGGGCGTCGATCTCGCGCTGGAGGGCCAGCACGGCGGCGTCTTCACCGTCCTGCAGCTTGGCCTGGCGCTCACGCAGGCGGGCGATCTCGACCAGGTGGATGGCCTGTTCCAGGCTGCGGTAGCCATCGACCACCAGCAGCGAAGCCTCGGCCTCGACCAGCAGCTTGTCGGACTGCTGCTCGATGGTGTCGGCGCCCTTGCGCAGCTCGTCCATCCACTGCGCTGAGGCTTTGGCGGCTTCGGCCTGCACCTTGGCTGCGCGCTCAGTGATGGCGGCCCGCGTTTCTTCAGCCTGCGACAGTGAGGCCGAGAAGATGATCTGCTCTTGCTGCTGGCGGCTGTAGGTCTGCCAGGCAGGGTCGCCCTGAATCTCGCGCAGGCGCTCCTGGGTCTTGCTCAGGCCATCGGCCTTTGCAGACGCCTGTACGGCGATGCGCCCGAAGTCGTCGATGGTCTTGGCGTAGGCGCGCATCGATTCGACATCGAGCGGGTTCACCAGCGGTTTGGCAGCGGGCGAGTTTTCAGCGTACTTGGCCTTGATGGCCACAATCTGCTTTTCGATCTCGGCCCGGCTCTTGCCGGCTTCGACGCCGAGCCGCTCGGCCTTGGCAATCTCACGCGCCTGCTGCGCCTGCTTGCTCAGGTACTTGTCGGTTTCCTTGTCCCACTCGGCACCAGCCTTGACCGACATTGCACGCTGCGCCGATGCCTCCGCACCGCGCTGGAGCATCCGAGCTTGCTCTTGAAGCAGCGAAAGCTCCAGGCGCAACGCGGGCACCTTGTCGCGGCTGTAGATGCCAGTCCTGGCAGACTCAAGTTTTGCTTGCACCGCCTCAATCTGACCTTCCAGCGTGTTGCCCCGGCCAATGCTCAACGCAGCGTCTGCGGCACCTTTGGTGGCGCTCTTGATCGCCAGCCACGCTCGCTCAACAAACCCCAGGCCCTCTAGCAACTGCGGCGTGCGCTGTTCGAGCGTTGCGGCATAGGCCTCTTGCGCCATCCGCGATGCATCCACCGTGCGCCCCTGCTCCTCCAGTGCCTTGATCTGTTTGTAGACCGAGGCAGTCAGAAAGTTGGTGCCCTCGTTGAGTTTGAGCGCAGCCTGCAACGGGTCTTTGGCCAGGTCGGCAAAGGCTTTGGCCGTCTCCTCAGCCGCCGGGCCGGCCACAGCCTCAAGCCGCAGCGCAGCGGCGGTAAAGCGCGCCATGTTCTCGGCCCCCACCTTGGCACTGCCGGCCATGGCGTTGAGGATCTCGGCCGCCCTGCCCTGCGTGCCGGCACCGGCATCCTTCACTGCGCGGGCCATGTCACTGAGCTGGCCTGCCGTGACGCCAGCGGCCTGGCCGCTGAGGATCAGCGTTTTCTGGAAGGCCTGCGCCTCGCTGGCGCCCTCGTTGTACGCATAGGCAAGGCCGGCCGCCGCCGCCGCGGCCAGGGTGAAGGGGTTCACGAGCCCGAGCGCGTAGCCGCCCAGCGCGCGGGACGCATTGCCGATGCCGCCAAACATGTCCTTGAGCTGGCCGCCCTGCTGCAGCAGCACCGTCATGGGCTTCTGGCCGCCCTGCAGGCTGGTGATGATGTCGGTGAACTGAGCCGGCACACCGCGCATGGCTGCGGCGGTCTGCTTGGCGCTGATGCCCATGTTGTCCAGTGTGCCGGCCGCTGCACGCTGGGCCACCTCAGCCTGGCGCAGTTGATCCAGGTACGGGCGCAGTGTTTCGGCACTGACGCCGCGCTGCTTGGCCAGGTTCTCGAAGTAGCTGGCCGTGCCGCGCTCACCGGCCTGCATGGCCGCCGTGGTGCGCTCGATGCTGCCGATGATGGACTTGGCCGCCTTGTCGACGCGCTTGCCGGCCTCTTCGCCGCCCTTGCCGATGCCGTCCAGACTTTTGCCGGCCACCTCGCCCTGGCGCGCCATGTCCTGCGCCATGTCGCGCACGGCGGTCTTGGCCTGGTCGGTGCCCTGGCGCACGCCGGTGGCGTCAAACTCAGCGCCCAGCTGTACCTTGCGGGTGTCGGTCATTGGTTGTGGTCCTTGCCCATCTGTTCAAGCGCGGCCGCCTCGATCGTGCGGACGTCTGCATACCGCTGTTCCCACTCGTTGCCGACCAGGCCCAGGCGGTCCATGCGCAGGAACAGCGCGGTGTAGTCCAGCGCGGTGGGCCCGTTCATGCCGGTTCGCCACTGGCCGCTGATCTCACAAAACAGCGACCAGGCGGGCCAGTTTTCGGGCCACACCTCAATGTCTTGCTGGGCGATCAAGTAGCCCAGGTTGAAGCCGTTCTGCGGGCCGCCGGCCTGCTGCGCGTAGGCAGCCGCAGCGGCCCGTTTCAGTTTCCCAGGCGGCCCTCGGTGATGGCTGCGCGGTACTCATTGATCAAGGCCTGGGCAGCGCCGGGCAGCTCGTCGCACAGCTGCACCACCGCTGCGCGGGTAAACGCCTCGTCCAGGTTCCATCCGTCGATGATCTGCAGGATGTAGTCGGCGTTGGTATCGCGGGTGCGCTCCAAAGCCTGCGCCAGGCTGAAGGCCACGTCCTCATCGGATTCGCTGGCCGGAACCACCTGGGCCGACTTGAGAAGTGCATCGACAAATGCGCCGAATTCGGTGCGGGTGCGGTAGGTAAAAGACACCTCAATGGTGCCCTCGCCGCCTTCCAACATGGGCACCTTGATGATGCGCTTGAAGCTCTTGGGGCGATTGCCCAGGGAAATCTTGGCCATGTGATGGTCCTTCGTGGGGAGGGTTAAAAGTGCCCGTGCCCGACTGGCGCTCTCCCCACGACGGAAGAGACACCAGCCGGGCCGGTGCACGGGCATGGGCCAGTGCGGCCCACTTGGTCGATCAGGCGTAGGAGATCGCGCGGCCGAGCATCGACAGCGCGGCGGTCACCTGGTTCGCCTGGTTGACGTTGAGGCTGGGCACCTCAGACACGGCCATGTAGCCGTAGCCGTAAGTGGTGCTGCCGCCCGACAACTGCAGCTTGAACGCCACCTTCGACAGCGCGCGGCTGATGCCCAGCATGGTCTGGTATGCAGCATTGGCGGCATCGTGGCCCAGGGTCAGCGTGATGCTGGTGGGGTTGAAGCCGGTGGGCACGTTGATGCCGTTGCGGCGGGCCAGCGGGTTGATGGTGGTGAAGCGCGGGTCGCCGCCGCTGGTGGCAATCGTCAGCACCTGCGGAATCTCGGTCCAGCCGCTGATCTTCTGCGTGGTGCTGTTGGCACCGCCGCCGGCCGAGAAAAAGCCGACGTTGCTGGTGTCAAGACCCAGCAGGCTGAAGGTGTCAGCGGTGAGCTGGTCAGCTTTGAAGACGGTGTCGGTGGCGTCTTCCCAGCCAGAGGTGAGCAACAGCTCGTCACCGTCGACGTAGCCGTGGGCAACCGATCCAGCCACTGTTGGCGAGGCGTTGCTCATGGTGGCCAGAGTCTTCGCGGCTGCGAAGGTTTGCGCAAAGTAGAACTTCGCGCCTTCAGGGAAAGCGTAAGCCATGGAGGGATCCTTCTAAGAAAAAGCCCGCGATGCGGGCCGGGGGTGGCGCCCTCTTCGGGCAAGAAAAAGCCGCCAGCGGTTGCCCGGTGGCGGCTTGTGGCGCTGGCCTGGTGGCCTATCTGGTGCTGATGATCGAGAAGTCCTGCATGCAGCCGTACAGCTTCAGGTCTTCCTCGGCTTCGCTGATTGGCTCGCCGTCAGGGCGGGCCATGAAGGGCATGGTGTTTAGGTTACAGATGGCGGCCTCGACCTGGCGGATCAGGGCCAGCGCATCAAGGCGCGACCCTGCCCACACGTTGATCTGCATGAGCGTGTGGCGCTTGTCAGCCGCCGTGCCATCCAGCCACCGCAGCGGACGCCCGCCGATGGCCTGGAAGGTGACGTAGGGCCGCGCCGTGCCGCTGGGCGCAAAGTCGGAGAACACGCGCGGACACAGGGTCTTGAGCGTGGCGACAAGGTCGGCTTCCATCGTCATGCCGTGACTCCCATGCGCTTGAGGAACTCTGCCCGGCCAGCTGCTGCCGCTGCCTCAGTCTTGGCCAGGGCCGGCCGGATGAACGGGCGCGCGGCCAGCTGCTTGGGCTTTGCCAGCGGTCGGTCCTTGTGGGTGATGAAGCGCCGGGTCTTGGGGTCGTAGCTGATCTCGTAGCGCTGCAGGTGGCCAAACTCCACCAGGTGGCCATGCGGGGCCTTGCGTGCGTTCCAGCTGACGTGGTAGGTA